GGCTGTTATTTGCTCAGCACTCAAAGGAGCCAACTCTCCATTAACCAGGCGAGCCACTTTAATGAACAGCACGCCGTTAATCTCATCAACAGCGGCATAGTCAATCACCTGTTTGCTTTCATCAATCACGTCGTACTTTCCGGTAAGTGGATTGATGGTGTCTCCATACTGAAAAGCTTTAGCCAAGTCAACATACCATTGGCGGTTGTGCGTTAAACGCGCATTAAGCGCAGCATCGACATAGGCTTTTAGTGTATCGTATAGCGACTCCAATACAAATATGGCCGATGCCAGTATGTAAAAAAGGATGCTTTCAAAACTTACCTTTGCAAACTTGCTATCAAAATCATCACCAACAGCAAAGCCATAATAAGTAGCCATTGTAGGGTTACTCATAAAGTCGGTGCATATTCCTGCTTTTATTTCTGTTACTGTTCTTGCCATGTGTTAGCTTACTATAAAATCTACTTCAATAGCCCAGTAGTCGATACCTTCTAATACAGGAACTGAATCATCAGATTCGGTACTGGTAGTTTCAGGCACTATGCCTTTGCTTGAGTAATAATTCACTACATCGTTATCAATCACGGATGGTAATTCAAGTTGCTGCCCTGGAGTCAGGCGCTCGGTAATTGAAAGGCCGTTAAGTATGGCCAGTTCCATTACTGATTCAAAGCTGCCGCCTTTCTCAATAGCTACATCAAACAGGCTTTGTTTCTCGCTTACACGCACGCCTGTTTGTCGCTTCAGGTCATTACTCCAGTAGATGACTTCAATGTTTTCATCTTGTGAACTTGCACTTTCGGCAAATGTAGCCGGTGCTACATTCATCTTACTGAAGTAATCGGCAACCTTACTATTCCATTGTTCAGGCAATTCAAGTGACGAACCAGGAGCCAACTCATCGGTTAAAGACAAGCTGTTTTCCATGGCCAATAAAAAAGCAGCTTCAGGTGAACCTAACTTTTGAATGGCTACATCGAAAAAACTTTGTCGCTCGCTTGATTTGAAACTTGCCATAATTGCCGTTTAAATACTGTTTAAATTGAATTGATGCCCTTTTGCTCGTGTGTGAATACTATTTTCTTATTTGATAAAGCCAAAACGCTTTAAAATGAGATATGCGAAAATCAACATGCCAACACCCAATAAAAGCAGCAGCCACATAAAGGTTTTTGGCTTCTTTACTTTGGTTTTAGAGTCGATTGCAACCGACGTACTGGATTTAGAGTCCGTTTGGTCAGTATGTAATTGCTTAAAGTCTGTTGATTTCAAAGAATCTTTAAACTGTCTGACATCCTTTTTTGTGTTGTTTACCTTAGTTGTTTCCTTGTAAGTAATGCGCTCAGGGTATTGCTTGCCGGTTGAATCGGGCTTACTCAAGACAACCGTCATCTCATTAACGACAAGGCTGTCGCTCAGCTCTGTTTTATCTTCAAGTACATTATTAACTTTTACCTGACTAACGCTATCAGTAGCTATCTGTACATCGTTGTTTTGAATGCTTTCAGTATCGGACTGTATTTGTACTGTTTCTTTAACTGTTTTGCATCCGGTCGCAACTAACATAGCCGCTAGCATTGCAACAGCAATATTTTTACAATTAGTTCTCATTGTGAATTTGTTTAATTTGTTCAACCATTGAATCAAGGTTCTCTGGAGTAATTTTATCCAGGAGCTTCACCATTTTATTATTGACCGTGGTCAAACGCGAAACCGCACGTCTTAAGCTTTCAACTTCCTTTCGCATTTGTTCAGTCATCAATTCATTTTCTTTCCTGGAGGCTTCCAGTTCTTTGCGCAGGTTTTCTGCCATTTCGCGCCAAATGGTTATGGCTTCCTGTACATTATCAAGCTCAGAGGCTTTGGCCTCGGCGCTGGCTTTCTTCTTTGTTGCACGCAAAGTCACCAATGAACCGATGAGGCCACCCCCTAAGACAAGATTGAGAATAAGACTTACGAGTTCCATGTGTGAGGTATTTTATTGTTACTTCTTAAACTTTTCAATTACAGAAAGTGCGCTTTGCCCTCCGGTTAAGGCTGCAAAAACATATATCAAGTTGCTATCAACTTGCCCCCCTTTAGCTTTTACAACTACCATAGCAATTAGTACCAAGAATGATAAAATAGCGATGATTCGTTTATGACTGGTATCACTATTACCGCTTATTATATTTGAAATAAAGCTTCTAACACTTGTAAATGCACTTTTCATTGTGTCGTATTTTAAAGTTTTATAATATCTGTTTAATTCCGATCGACTCAAGCCATTTTTGTACATCAAATGATGGACAAGCTTTACCAGGATTTAAGTAGTTATGCCCAACGATTAATACATCAGGGAACTGTTTATGGAATGCCAAAACAGCATCTTTCATTGCTGTAATTTGAGCATCAGTTCGCGTGTCGCATCCTTTGCCGCCAACATAAACCCAATGTTCGCTAACCGAATTATAACCGGCAGCACCGTTGGTAATTTCCCAACCTTCTACATAACCATCACTATAATTTGGGGCTAACTGTAACTGAGTACCATCCAGTTGAAACATTAAGCGATAACCAACTTTTCTCCATCCGTTACCTTGGGGTTTTGGTGCAGTATGCCATTGAATAATTTCATCGGCGGTAACTTCACGACCGGCTGGTGTATCAGTACAATGGATTACCAAGTATTTTAATTTCTTCATCACTCTTCAGTTTTAATATTTTTATTAATTCGTTTTTTATAATCCTCATAGTTGATACCTGCACGCTTAAAGTGTTTATCTATGCGAGCATCAATTTGGGATGGGCTGTACTTCCCTCTAATGAACTTTGTCAATCCTGGACCCAAGAGAGGATCTTCTTTTAACTCTCCCGGACTCATCTCAAGTACCAGCGCTGCACATTGGTCGGTATTGTCACCAACGACCAAGCCGCTAACGATTTTACCGCTACTGTCAAGTTTTGGTCTAATCATCAACTCATAGTTTTTATCAATTAAAATACCGTCCATCAGTGCGTAATTTTGTCGTTCTCAATCTTTGAAAAGTCACCAAGCTCTTTCCCTGTAACAGCAGTTTTTAACGCTGTTTGCAATGCACTTGGACTTCCGTTCCCTGGTTCCATTATCTGTGAACCTTTAAACACGTTTAGTATGGCCTCCAGAATAGCATTGTTTTTCTCCAGGTTCTCAACCAATGTTGGTGTAATTGTTAAACCACCATTGGAACCGCCGTTGAATTGGATTAGCTCCGCTTCATCGGCATAAAGCAAAAAGGCCGTTGCCTCATCACCTTCAACTATTGCTATCAGGCAATCGGTATTTAAAACCGGTTTAACTACCGTAGTTGTCACACCCAACAGTACATCGTGATAGGGTAAGTCATCACTATCGGTAGCGATCATAGTTTGTTCATCCCAGTTAACAGCGGTTGCTGTCACCCATCGTAAGGTTGCTTTTATGCTACTGTTTAAATGTTGTTTAAACAGCTGATCAAACTTGTCTAATTCACTTACTAAAGTCATACAGCCATATCTCCCAGTTTGCACGCTTGCCTGTATTCTCCAGGCATGTATGTTTTTGTTACTGCATCGATGTAATACAAACCATCCTTTTCAGGATAGAGCACACTGTTTAAATTCATTTTCATGCCATGCTGAACGCGTGGCACTCCAAAGAGCGTGACATCACCATCCAAGCCCGGTTGTTTGGCTTCGTTGTAAATCTTCTCAGCTTCGCGCTTCATTTCAGCCTCACTAATTTCAATACCGCTTAGTTCCTTGGTTAATCGCTTACCGGCTCCTTTATCTCCAAACTCAACCTTCAGCTTTTTACCTTTCTTGCGAATCAGGCTAATGACTACCATTGTATCCTCAATAGCTTTTTGCTTCAGGTTATTATTTGGCGTACTTTCTAGCAGAATATCAACCGGGTTTAATCCGCTTTTGCTTTTACTAAATGCATGAAGCTCTTTGCCAATAAACCAACTGTGGATACCTTTCTTTTTTAGCTCCTCCAGTATTTGACTCGAGGCCATGTTTGAATAACGAACATTACCCAATAGCTGACCATCATTACAAACTACTTTATAACCTGGAGCAATCGCCTCGAGTAATTCCTTCAGTGTGCAATTCTGTTTACTAACACTAACCGTTTGGCGTTTCAACTTGTACATTTCATCTTCGCAGCTAATCACCAAAGGAATACCAGCAGGTACTTTGCTGACATAGCCCGAAAACTCAAGCGCAAGATTACCATCGTAACCAAGCCATATTTCAACCGGATCACCTTCACGAAACCACTCGCTTACTTTCATCCGGTCAAAGTCCTTTACCTTACGTGGAATAACTACTTCTGCCGTGTCAGTCAGTGTTTGCCAGCTGCTTTCAATCCTGCACTCACTGAACCTTCGGATTGCAAATACCTGACGGTCATTATGAGCCGGAAACTTTATTAATCCTGATTGAACGTAAGTGCTCATTGCATTCCTCCTGTTAATAGTAAATCTTCATCACTCACAGCCTCAATGCTGTATTGCATCATATTCGGTCGACCTTGTACAGGCTTAAAGGATAAGCTTTCTGTAACTATTCGTGTAATATTCCTTTGCGCAAACAACTGACCTTCCACATCAATACTACCGGCTATCTCATGAAACTTTTGTAAAGCTTCCATTTGTTCAGCTACAGTCTGCTGAGTGTATGGGTTGTATTTGTCAGGCAGAATAATACCATTGATTGAGATATTCCAATCACTCAATGCGTATATTTCCTTAACAGTTCCACCGCCGCTAGTTGGTGTTTTTGTAACTGTTTTAGGCCTGTCAAAGTCTACCATACTGGCCAATGGCATCAATAAATCGTCATATTCCTGAAGAATTATTTCCCCCGTATAATCCCAAGTATTATATGGTCCTCCTTTTAACCAAAAAGCGCCAAAGGACTTCTGACCATAACGCACAGGCGCATTTTCATACTCAAGCTCTTCCTCAACTTCAACATCGGTATAAGCAGCTAGCTTCTTTTTGTAATCAAAAAACCAGGGTAAGTAGACAGGCGTTTCAACGTGGTAAACCTCGCTCAATAGATTGCCTACGTAGCCAATGTCTATGGCCTCGCGATTGTTTGATATGTTTGTTTTGAAATCTGTCATACTTACATACTGGCTGCGACCATACTGTCGCTTAGTTTATCATTCAGTGCTCTTACTACCTTTTCTGCAATGCTTTCAAACTCGCTTTTGTCAGTACCGGCACTTATGGTGAAGTAGTTTTTTACATCTACCTTTTGCGTAATTTGCTTAATAGAGCCACCTCCGGAACCTTGCAAGCCTCCTTTTGATTTAGCTGAAGAACTGCCGCTAGTTAATTTTGTAGGTGACAGAACCGGGCTAACCTTCTCAATAGGAATACCACTTGCACCGGAAGGACTTGGACTACCATCAGGAGTAAGCTCAGGGTCAACTACTGGGTTATCCTTTCGCCAACTTTCTGCACCTTTAGCAGCTCCTTTGGCATAGGCTTCACCCATTGCAGTACCATACTCAACAGCGGCATTTTTTATGCCGCCAATTGCATCAGCAAAAGCATCTTTGAAACTAAACTCGCTATCAAACCAGTTCTTTGGATTGAACACCTTCTTAATCAAATCCCATATTGACATGAGTATTTGATTTATGAACTTATAGAAACCGGTGAATGCGGTTTTAATAAACTCCCATACACCCATTAATACTTTTCTGAAGGTTTCTGAAGTTTTCCAAAAGAAAGCTCCTAAGGCAATTAGCCCGGCGACAATTGCAGCAATCCAACCAATGATAGGAATATTCATAATAGCAACGCCTAAGCCTTTAGCCGCCGTACTCATCATTGCGAAGCCGCTCGATGCAAGTGTACTTCCCCAGGTAACCAATTTGCCTATAACCGGCATTGTTTTTAAAGTGGCAAAAAGCATCTTAATACCTTTGCCTGCATTAGCCATATTTGCAAATACTGTAACTGCACCGGCCAAACCATCAACAAAAGGCGTAACTTTCGATGTGACATCAAACATGCCAATAGCCAAATCATTAAACCAGGCTTTTGTACGTGCCATGGTTTCGTTGTAACCACTCATGATTACATTGGCTTGTTCGGTGGCCGTGTTGGTTCCTACAATTTTTCCCTGAAGCTCCTCAACAAATTCGATATTGTCGAGGATAGTATTCACCGCATTTTGGTTCTCAGTTCCAAATATCTGGGCTATTAAAGTCGCATCCGCTTGAGCTTTCTGCAGCTCCTTTAAACGGTCAATAAATGGAAGCGATTTGTCTGATACGATATCGTAATTGATACCTAAAGCTTCAATCTTCTCGAGAGCTGCTTTGGGTATTACATCAGAACCAGCCATTTTACCTAACATGTTTCGAAAACCCACACCTGCCTCAGAGCCGTAGATTGTTCCTTTACCCATAGCCTGGATAACAGCATTGGTTTCGGCAAAAGACAAGTTCGCATTATCAGCAGCTTTACCGGCCTGCTTAATACTTTGAGCAATTAACGGTACTTCAGCAGAACCTTCTTTGGATGCAGCGGCCATGATGTTCATTTGTTCTGTCATCAATTGCGCCATCTCCATTGGATCTTCAACATCAGAACCAAACTGAAGCATTGAACCGGTTAGGGCATTCATAGCCCCAACGGCATCACCTTTCATTGTTTTACTTAATGTGGCAACGTTTCGCCCCATCAAATCAAGAGCATCACTGTTTTGTGCAATATCAGGCCCAAGTTTGCCCAGGATACCCTTGTAACTTTCAAGCATGGCGGAAGCATCACCGCCAAAGTCTTTAGCCGTAGCCCGGCCTTTATCGCCCATTTCCTCCAGGGCATCACCACTAATGCCGGCAATGGCCTCCAGTTCTTTCAATTGAGCATTAAAAGCAGCACCAGGCTCATTAATTTTATTAAACTCATCGGCTATATTGTTGACTGCATCACTGATAGCATACAAGTCAATAGCTGACATTTCCTCAAGCTCATCCTTTGTATCATTAGCAGCACCACCAACACCTTCCACAGCTTCAGCGGCTTCATCGCTTGCGCTAACGATGCCCTTCATTGGTGAGGTAATTTTATCCACCAATTCAAGTATCCACTGTGTTGTTGTCCCCATGTTGCTTGAATATTTCTGAGATTGCAGCCATAAAGGCCGCTTTCATATTTAAATGCTTGAGTTTATTGAGGTGTAAATGTTCGGCGTAGAGTTTACACCAGGAATCTTCATTCAGTGTGTCGGGGTCGATGCCATATTCCTTGCGGATTATGGCATCAGCCGACCGAATAAAGTCTTTATCATCAATTAAATGCTTCTCTACGCTTTTGATAAAAAAGATTTCGCCGGGGAAATCATCGCCTTGAGCTTGGTAACAACACCCATAAAGACTATGCCATCATCAAGCTCATCCATGTCCCCGTCTACCACAAGGTTTTTAATAGCTTTTTCTGCGAAGTCATCTATCTTCCCATCTTGAGCTAATGGAAGAAGCATCTTTATCAATCCCTTATCAGGGCGTTTGACAAGGAATTGATATTGCTCACCATCCTCTAAAATAGTACCATTAAGATGCGTTAAAGATTTAGCTGCTTCAATTTTAGTGTTATCATCCTTAAACTGAGTCAGGTTCTCAAGTGGTTTTAAACGCCTCTCCAGCGATAGCTTTTCATTGCCCACAACATCCGGGTCTATGTTTAAAATGCGCATATTTGCCTTATCCTGCTGAGTCAATTGGTCAATGTCATACACTGGAGCTTCAACAATCACGGTAATGATTTTAAGCTTGCCATGTTTGACCTTGAGTTGTTGAATAAGTTCCGGAGTAATCTTTGAACTCACAATAAGAGGAGCCATTGCCAGTGCTTCACCATTCTCTTTTACAAATTGAACAGCTGTATTAAGTTCAACATGAGATACCGCATGAGCGGTGATTGTGATAATAAATAGAGCCGTAAGGCTTAGCAGTATTTTAATAGTATTTTTCATCTTAAATTAAGTATTTAAACTGTGATTAAACATTCCAAAGAATCTTGCCTAAGACCAATAATTCGGCTTTGTAAGCAATGGTTTTATCACCTTGCTTAACTGCAATACCACGGCCTTTAATTTTGGCAACAAACGTATCTTTGATTTTAAATCCATCGTACTCATATTCCACTACAATAGGAAAAGGAGCAATCTGATGCATCCCATGACCTGGAGGTAATGATTTTTGAAGCCCGTTCCACTCTTCATTATACAACGAGATTGAAGCTTTTGCCTCGTAATTTCCTTCGCTGTAGCCAATAGGGTACATGCCCTGACCACGAACGACATCCATTTCAACATTATCATCATACTCAAGCTCGTTGATACCTTCAACGTCGCGTCCAAGCATGTTAACTGTGATTGAGTTCCATCCGGCCATTTTGCCGAACTTGTTTATAATTGTGCTTGCTGTTGACATGTGTTAGATTTTATCAGTTAAACCAAGGTCTACATCAAACTCATGCACAACTTTACCAACTACCACCTGAGCTTTTACCTTCAAAGGCGTTGTTTCGCTAATTGCCTGAACTGGATTGATGTAAACATCTCTACCATCAATATTACCAGCTGACTCCATTGGCTCCAGTGCATTCATTACTGATTGCTCAGCACCCGATACCCATGTGCTTTTAAGTTGACCGGTTGCCGGGTCAGTTGGCACTTTAGAGCGTACACGTGGAATCAATGTTTTGCGAATAATGCGAGCAGCTTTATTCCAAATACTATTGAAGTTGAAATAAGCGTAATCACTGGCTTTATCTACAGCTGTTGGACAACCGTTTAAATAAAAGCCCGGATACTCAGCAAATGAGCCTACATACATCCAACCTTTGGCAGTCAGACTCTTTTGCTCAGCTTCTGATAACGTACTGAACTTTGTTCCATCGCTTAGAGCAGCAGACAACCAATAACCCAATTGCTCACTACTCAATGAGTAATTTTCTTCACCGCGTCGATTTCGTGGTTTTTGCTCAATATCTACAGAACCCAAATCTTCATGAACGGCACGAACCCCGACCGAACCTAACACAGTACCAACCGCAGCACGTTTGGCGTATTCAGCTTTCAAAGCAGCTACAGCAGGGTCTTGAGCAGTCACATAACTGATATTAGGAGCTGTTACGGTTCTTAAATCAGGATAATTCGCATATCCTACGGTAATTGCAGCTTCAACACCTTCAACAAAAATGCCGTCAATCAGTATGTGTTCGCCCGCAAAGTCATTCACCAAACCTTGTAAGGCCACAGATTCAGTTAAGCCAGCAGAAACCAATGTGTTTAATCCTGCTATTCCAAGAACATTGACATCTTTAATTGAACGAATAGCCGCTTTTAAATCAGCATCGGCAACTAATGCCGAAACAGTAGTTGTTTTATTAACCGGAATAAGGTAAAACTTGCTTTCCGGAGCGAGCCTGAACATCTCCGACAAATGATAATGAACTAATTCAGCATTAGTATTATCGGTCGAAGCGGTGATGCCCATGTTTTCAACAGTACCGATGTCCAGTAGCTCATAAGCCGTGTTATAGGCCAATGCACCTACGAGTGTCATACCGCCAATCAGACAGATAACACGGTCAGTCTCAGATGTTCGTCCGAGACCGCCATTTAGTTTATTTATACTTGCACCTTTAAAGCTCATTATTTAGCTTCTTTAAGTTCATTAATGCGCTTTTCGGCAGCTTCAAGAACAGTTTTGCGCTTTTCGCCTTCGTTCTCAGCCTTCAGGATAGCTTCAACAGCTTGCAATTCCTTTGCAGCTTCAATTACTGCAATCAGTTCTTTGGCTGTTTTTGCATCATCACCTTCTGAACCGTTATCCTTTAACGCTTTCAACTCCTGAATTTGCTTTTCAGCAGCTTCAAGAACAGTTTTACGCTTTTCGCCATTGTTCTCAGCCTTCAAAATAGCTTCAACAACCTTAACCTCTTTTGCAGCTTCAATTTCTGCAATTAGCTCTTTGGCTGTTTTGCCTTCATCATCTTTAGAAGTGGTGGTTTTATTTCTCTTCGAAGCTTTTGCTTCTTCCTCCAATTCATCGCGAGTAAAGCGAGCAATTGAAAGCTCTTTACCGTAACGGTTTTTAACAGCATGGTTCTTAACGGCAATCTCATTTTCATCGGTAATAAAGGCCATGCCATCCGATGTAACTGCAACTTTCTTAGCCTTTGGATAGCGCTCAAGAATATCAGCTGCTATTGCCTTTTTTTGTTCTTTATTTTTTGTTTTCACAATACTTTATTTAAGAGTGAAAGAATACCCGAACCTTGACAACTATCAAGGTTCGGTTAATATTATAAACCGCTGACGATTGCACCTACTGCATAATCTTCAATGCGGTCAATCATACCGTATGTTTGAGTACGGAATGTTGATTTTGGATCAGCTGACTTTGTATCCTGAGTCTCCGGAGTGTAAAGGATTTTAACCTTTTCAATGTGCTTAACAGTGTTAGGCGCATAGAAGAACAATGAAGCGCGGCGGTCAGTAGCTGTTAAAGCAGCACCTTTAGCCAGTTTATTACCAGTGTTGTCATATGCCAACACGGCATTGTTGCTAAAGAATTTGAAGCCCATGATTGACATCACCTTACCAGTCTTAGCATCAAAGAAGATATTCTTATCAGCAAAGTACTGTGCACTATCACGGTCTAAAATCAAATCCGTTTCGTGCTCTGGACAAAGAATCATATATAACTCTTTCATGTTCGGTAAGTTCAGGTTCTTAACAAGTTCCAGGAACTTCACCAAATCGGCAAAGGTCATACGTAAACGTCCGGTTCCATCATCAGCACCAGTTGTACGCATTACTGGCATATCAGCACTTGAACTATCCGAAGGAGCCAACTTCCACATGATATGGTCACGGATACCCATTTTAAAGGCATCAGCATGCTTCACGCGAACAGCAGAACGCTTATCGTAGTTTAAATAGCGGATTTCAGCATCATCTACTTCTGTTGGGTCAGTATCATACTTTTCCCATTCAATAAATGTCTTTTTGCTATCCATTTTCTTCGCAACAAAATCGGCAGTATTGTCAACATGAAAACCAACATTGTTGATCAGCTTATTAAAGCGAATACCGTCAGCTGTAACGGCTGATTTTGGAGCGGGCTTTAGCACACCTACAAAATCATCATTGTAATTTTTGAACTCCACCAATAATTGAGGAGCTACGAACTGGTTTAACCAGGCACCATCAGTTTGTACAGGCATTGTTTAATCCTCCTTACTTTATGTTATTGCGTTTCTTCCAGTCAGCAAACAATGCACTGTAAGCTTCCGGGTTCTTATCCTCTAATTCGGCCAACACATCAGGGCTTTCGTCCTGTAGTTGTTCAAATGTTTTTCCCTGGTAAGTTGCACCTTTACCATCAGCTGAAGGCTTAATTTCAGCAGACAAAGGTTTTACTACAGGTGACAAGCCATCTAAAACAGCTTTAGTTCCATCAAAGTCCTTTTCTAACAACCCTTGCCAGTTGGCACGAGCATCAGCTTTGATTCGTTTGTCATTCTCTGCCTCATCAAGAACTGCCTTAATTTTGGCTTTCTTGTCTTGTTTGTCCTTTTGCTCTTGTTGAGCCTTTAGGGCATCGTAACCGGCAGCTTTTTGCGCATTAGCTTGAATACGCGCATTCACTTGCTCCTCGGTTGAATTGGCATCCATACCAAGAGCAATAGCGGTTGCTTTTACATCCATGTCATTAGAATTTTTGGGAGTAATATTTACTTTAGCCTCAATTGGCGAACCGCTTTCTTTAATCATACTTGCGGTTGTTTGGTCTATCTTCGTGTCACCTTTTACTTCAGAAACAAAGCCCCATTCTTTTGCCTTGTCTGCGGTCATCCAAAAATCACCGCCGTCCCATTTTGTTTTAAAATCGGCTTCAGGCTTTTTTAACTTGGTTTTGTAAGCATCGTAATAAGTAACAGTCATGTTCTTGAGTAACTCAAGGTAGTTTTCTACCTCAGTCTCGTTACCATGAGCACCCCCCATCGGCTTATGAATCATAAACTGACCATTCTTCGCCATTGTAAAGCTGCTTGCTTTTACTGCAATGTAAGTTCCGGCACTTGCAACAAGAGCTCCACCTTGTCCGGCATAGCTACCAAATACATCAATTAGAATATTCACAATCTCATTAGCCTGAAAACAATCACCTCCGCCAGTCATTAGATAAACATGACACTTTGCAATACCAGCAGCTTTAAGCTCCTCGCATTTACTTCGCATCTCAACAGCGTTGTTATTGCTCCATTCTGAGATATTGCCGATAATATCAACCCTTCCGGTTGTTTCTTCAGCATAGACCTTAATCAGTAATTTTTTACTCATGTTTTTTAGTTCACATTTTGTAAATCCATGAGCAAAGATTCAGTGATTTTATGAGGCTATAAAATGATGCCTTTTTGTACTATAAAATTTTCGTGTTGTACAGAATTATAGCGTTTTAATGAGGTGTTTTTTGAAGTATAAAAAAGCCCACTTTTTACGTGCGCGTAAATCAAACAACCTTTGTAACAAAATAAAGAGCATATGTCGAGCAAAAAACGAAGAAAGCAATTATCAAAAGCAGTTTACGAAAAATTAAAGCGTACAGCCTACGAGTATGTTGTTGTACAAGGCATGAGCCAAAAAGAAACAGCAGCTCTTTTAGATATAACTGAGGCCACACTAAGTAAGTGGGCAAAGGATGGCAACTGGAAAGATGACCGTCAAAGCCGTCAGCAATGCGCCAGTACCGATGCCGACAACATTAAAAAGCTGTTGAGAATAATGGCGCAGCAGCGCTTAGAGATAGAAGAGCAAATACTAGATGCTCAAAAAACAGGTGATACAGAAGAAGAAGTACGCCTGAGAAAAGAAGCCAGAGCGTTGAGCGATGATATGAGCAAACAAAACAAGACTTTGCTCAACCTTGACAAAGAAAACCGCATTACTCTTGGTGTTTACATTGATGTTATGGAAAGCATTTTTAATGCGATGCGCACATTTGATGAACAGCTTTGGGAACGAGCTATTCCTTTCTACTCTGAACATACTAAACGCATCAGTAACGAATTGGGCTAATGGCAACACAACGTAAAACAGACAGGCAAAAGGCCGATGAGTTCCTGAAGAAAATTGAGATTGCACAAAAGGCCAACGAGGTTAACCCTTTTGAAAGCAAACAGGAACAAAGGGAACGTATTGAACGGGCTAAAAACGACTTCGTTTATTTCGTGAAAACATACCTGCCTCATTATGCTCTATCCGAACCGGGCGACTTTCATATTGAATTTGCTACCGATGTTGCCAATGACCCTTTAATCATGGAGTTTGAAGAATGGGGGCGCGGCCTAGCGAAGTCGGTTCATTGCGACATATTGGCACCGCTTTGGTTGTGGGTTCGTGGTGAAGATGTGTTTTTATGCCTGATGAGTGACAGTAAGGAACGAGCTGAAGAACTGGTATCTGATGTTCAGGCTGAACTGGAAGGCAACCAATTACTAACTCATGACTTTGGCAGGCAAAAATGTAACGGTACATGGGAATACGGTGATTTTGCAACGCTCGACCAACGCTTTATTGGCAAATCCTTTGGTATTAAAAAGAAGGTACGTGGTATTCGTATTAAACACCGCCGTCCTAACCTTTGGGTGATTGATGATTTAGAAACACCAGACACCATTGTTAATCCTAAACGTATGCGTCGCCATGCCGATATTATCGAAAGGGATGTATTGCCAACCATGACAGGCGATAAACGCCGCTTGCTTTATGCCAATAACCGTTTTGCCCGGGTAATGACACAAACCATCCTTCAGGAAAGGCATCCTGATTGGCGTGTTCGCCGTGTTAATGCCTATAATAAGACTAACTATAAGCCTGTTTGGAATTACTACACTGCTGACTACTATCGTGAACAAGAGAAAGCAATGGGCATCGTGGCGGCTTACTCTGAGTACCTGAACGAAAGTAAACTGGAAGGTTCTGTTTTTAGCGAAGAGCAAATACAATGGGCTAAGATGCCTGAGTTGCATGAGTTCGACATGATAATTGCCCACTGGGATATTGCCTATACCGATAATGAAACAAGTGACTACAATGCGGTAAAGGTTTGGGGATTGCATAAACGTAACTTTTGGCTGATTGACTGTTACGTGAAGCAAAGTAAGATGAAACAGGCCGTTGCTTGGATGTGTGACTTTAAACGGCAGCTGCCACGTTCGGCCAATTGCTTATTCCAGTACGAAAGCCAGTTTTGGAATGGTGAAGTACAGCGTGCCATTGATGAAGTGGAAGAGGAATATAACATCAATCTTAACCTGATGAAAATTAAGGTTGAGAAGGTTAATAAGCTTATGCGCATGATAACCATGCAGCCCTATTACCAAAATAGCCGCATCTACTACAATGAGCAATTAAAAAGTCACTCCGACACACAAATAGGAGTTATGCAATTATGTGCCGTTGAGGAAGGCAGCAACGAGCATGATGACAGCCCCGATGCCGACCAACAAGCCATCGAAAAACTAGAGCTTTATTCAACACCTGGAGGCCGAAAGAAGAAAAGTGAAAAGTCTTTTAAAGTAGGTAAAATGAAAGTCAAATTTGAAATGCCATGAAATACGTAAACAAGGATGATTTAACAACCATTATACAGGAACGCTTATTGAACGATAGTGTTGCTTTAGAGGCAGCTGCCAATATTGAAGATAACACCATCATTAATAACATTGAGATAAAGGCTATTGATTTGATTATATCCTATATCAGTGGCATATACGACACCGATGTAATATTTGATGAAGCCTCACCTATTCGGAACGGTGTACTCGTGCAAGTTCTTTCTTGTATTGTAGTCTATCGCAGCGTTCGCAGAAATGCCGCTCGCAAAGTGCCGGAGGATTACCAAAAGTTGTACGATGATGCAATCAAAGATTTAGAGCGCATTCAAAGTGGAGTAATTAACCTGGTTAATTGTCCAAAAAACACCAAGGATGATGGCTCAACAGGTCAACCATTCTATGGCAACTCAACTAAAGACGAAAATTTTATTTAAACAGTATTTAAATGAGTAAGAATATAGTTCAACGATTAGGAAGTGCGGCAGAAAAAGCAATCTTAAGCCGTATTAAAAGCAGCTCTTTATATGCTGAGTATTACAAACGCGGTGAAAAAGGTGCACCGTGGAAACGTGAACCAACAGCTTATAAGCGTAAAGAAATAAAAGATTGGACTAATGCGGTTATGGCTGCAACAGACCCAGACAATCCACGCCGGGGAGAATTAGGGCGTTTCTATAAAAGCTTGATGCTCGATCCTCATTTAGCATCTGTGATTGATACGCGCTATTTACGAGTTCAACGTTCATCGTATAAAATAGTGAATGAGAAGGGTGAAGAAAACGAAGCTCTTAAGGAACTATTAGAACGTCCGTGGCATGATGATTTAATCCGTCTCACATTAGGCCGCAACTTTCAGGGCACAACCTTAATTGAGATGTTTTACACTGATTCAGACACAGGGGAACTTGCCCAGGTTGACCAAATACCGCAATCAAACTTTATCGCTCAAAAAGGAATTATTGTTGAGGATGAATACGATGATAAAGGCACAAGCTATCGCGAAGGTCGATACAAAGATTTTTACATTCAAGTTGGTAATGACTGGGAGCTTGGAATGTTAAATGAACTGGCCATGGTTGTACTGGCTAAAAAACTAGGCTTAGGTTCATGGATTGGCTACATTGAGAAGTTGGGGATACCTCCAATATTTGCCATTACAGAACGTATGGATGATACTCGCAGGGATGAGCTATTTAATATGTTGTCTGATTTTAAATCAAACCATTTTGCAGTATTACAGGGCAATGAGAAAATTGAGACGCCCAGTATTACAACCAACAATGCACACCTCTCTTTTAGCTCTTTAATAACCGATATTTGCAATACTGAGATGAGTAAGCGCGTGTTGGGAGGTACAGCTACAACTGATGAAAAAAGCTTTGTAGGCTCAGCTGAAGTACAGGAGCGTGTGGCTCAGGATAGATACGAAGCTGATAAGCTTTTGTATAAGCATTATTTTAACACCCAATTCCGTCAACGATTGGCGAAATTGAGTAGTGTATATGCTGACTTTGCCACTCATAAATTGGTTTGGGATAATCAGGAGACATTGGATATCAACGGTTACATTGATGCTGTTCAAAAGTTATCTACTGCTTTTGATTTTGATATAGAAGAGGTGAAAAGCCGTACCGGTTTGCCTATTACCGGGATGCGAAGTTTGGCAACACCAACTCAAACGGAAGATACCGACCCTCAAAAAAAAAAGCTTGAGGCAAGGTTCAAACAATTAGGTAATGCACCTTATGCATTTGTACCAAACGCATTTGAATTATTCGCAGCCACATGGGATGCAGCAATAGAGCGTTTGGCCAATCAAATCTATAACGGTGAAGTTAAGTCCACCGATTTGGATAATGACTTGGTATTAAAGAACTATGCTGCGTTTAACAAAGAAGGTGAAAAGGCATGGGGCAAAGGTTACTATGATGAGCCGTTAACAAGAAGCTTCCGGGAAAACTTTCTAAAGTTTGCCGGAGCTAAGTCCCATGACTTGATGAAGCAACTGGATGGTTTGAATAGTGGTAACATTAGCAAAGATGATTTTATAGCCAAAGCCAAAGGCATAGTACAAAAGCATAATGCAGCGTATCTGACCACCGAACTTCGCTTTTGTAATAGTTCTGTTCATGCTGCCCAGGATTACCAAACCTATTTGGATGATGTGGATATCTATCAAAATTTAAAGTGTCGTACAATGGCCGACAAAGATGTAAGAGACAGTCACGCTAAAAATGAAGGTATCGTAAAACCAGTAAGAGAATGGAAGTCATTGCCTCCTTTTGATGATAATTGCCGTTGTTGGCTGGAGCAAACATTAGAAGAACCTACCGTTGGACGACATCTTACAGGTTTAAAATATCACAATAATCCACATAATACTGGTATAGTATTCAACGACGAAAGAAGCTATTTTCAAAACATGAGTGATGATAAAAGGGCAGTTATAAAGGATAATACAGAAATGATGAAGCGTTTTATGCCTTATAACACCACCATTAAAGCGGGCGACAATAAAGTATTTGTCAATGACTTTTCTGACCCTGTTGATACTGTCGCTTCAATCAATGCCGCAAAGAAGATAGCCAAAGAGTTAAAGAAAGATGTTTATGTACTTTCTCATGTTGAAAATAGCGGTAAGCTTCATGTCAAAAACCCTGAGTTGGGTATTGGTTCAGCTAAAGTATTAGGCGATTTAAAAACGTTTAAACCGAAGGTTAACGGTAAGGAAGTAAAGCTAACCAATCACATCGACAACAGGACTTCTAGTGCATCAAAGCAAGGCTGTAAGTATGTTGTTTATGACCTTTCAGCATGCCCTGAAAACACGTTTAAAAGCGATTTTTTACGCAAAATTCATGGTGTAATTGTTCCTGGAAGAAAAAAGAGCATTGAACAAGTAGTGGTTATTCGTGGTGATAAAGTAGTTAAACTATCGCGCAAACAAATCTATAACCAAGACTATAAAGCCTTTGAAAGCGAGTTCGATATAAAGGCTAGCAAATTAAAAGCTAGAACAATAGCCGAAGCGGAGGAAATTGCAAAAGGATTAGGAGTTAAAAAGGTTGACTTTGGAGATGTTTCATTATCAGAGGCCAATACCTTATTGGAAGCCCTTAACGAAAATGTAGCACCAACAAAGTCCAAGAAAACAACTTTAGATGAGTTAATTATTAAACCAAAGCTTAAAGGTGACTCAACGAAAAATGGAATTGTGGGAGGGTATTATTACAATGATATTCAAAACGAAAAACGTTCTATATATCTTAACTCCTCAATGTTCCGCACTAATCATTATAAAAAACCAATGGGTTATGATGAGCAAGTAAAAAGAATGAACGACAAAGTTGCATTCACAGAAAGAAGCATTGAAAACATGAAGAAGAAGCTTGGTGAAAGTCCTACAAAGGATAAGCGCCTAAAGCGAGAAATCAAGCAAGAAGAAAGACGCATTTCTGATTACGAATGGCAAATAGGAAGGCTTAACCAAAAGATAAAGAATGGGGAATCACCTTTGCCCAACACAACCACACAGTTGTTTAAAGAGCAAAGCGACCAGATAAAGAGTTTACTGCACCACGAATATGGACATCACGTAGATACCAATATGAGAAAAGAGTTTAGTGGAGAAAAAGAAGCCAGCATTTATGGTTCTAAGTCTTCAACTGAAAATTTTGCTGAATGGTATACGCTTTACCGTATGAATGGCAGTAAGAATGTACCTGATGACCTATTAAAAATATTTAAAGACTGGGAGGATAAATAATGCAGATAATTAGATGTCAATTGTGCAAACATTACTTCGATGGGCTTGGGAGCTGCGAAGCATTTAGAGAGATTCCTGCTGAAATATTTGCCGGGGATAATGACCATACTAAACCATTAAAAGGTCAGGATAATGATATAGTATTTGAGCCAATAAAGAAGACACAAAAAAAGCGTAAAAAAAAATAAGGCAATAGCCGGATACTATTGCCTTATCTTGGAGGTTCTCGGTCGCAACCTCGAACCGATACAAATATACAACCAATGGCACGAAAAAACAAGGTACCTGAATTTATGCAGATGGCTAAGGAGTTAAAAAAGAATGCTTCGCGCTATGCTGCCAGTGAGGCAGTGAAGTTCTTTAAAGACTCATTTGTTAATGGTGGCTTTACCGATGAGGCATTTCAAAAGTGGCAACAAACCAACAATCCATTGGCCGGAAAACACACAATGTACAATAGTGGAAACACCATGCGCTCCATCAAAAAGAAATCAGTAACCATGCAAAAGGTTGTTGTTATAGCAGACTCCAGACATGCAGCAATACACAATGAAGGCGGTTATATTGTCGTAACAGAAAAGATGAAAAAATACTTTTGGGCAAAGTATTATGAGTTTGTCGGTGGAGTAACAACCAATAAAAGAGGAGCCGTGTCATTGAATAAGAAAAACGTTTCACTCGGAAAGAAAGCAATGTTTTGCATGGCGATGGCCTTAAAACCTGTTGGTTCAAAAATCAAAATACCACAACATCAATTCATGGGTAAAAGTAAAGTGCTGATGAAAAACTTTGACCAATGGTTTGGTGAAGTTGTAAAGAATCAAATAGAACCTCAATTCAATGACAACAGCGTCAAGATTGAATTAAGAAACGTTTAAACACTATTTAAACAGTTGAATTATGGAAGCATGGACAGACCTTTATAATGAGATTGCACAACGCATCACTGATAACATCCCTGAAATAGAATGGGTGGACTTGTGGCATGAGCAAGTGTCATACCTAACTGAAGAATTGCCATTTCCAACACCGGCGGTTTTCATTGGCTTCAATACCAATGCGTGCAATGACTTAGGTACATTAGTTCAGGAGTGTGACCTTCAGGTTGATATGTATTTCTTCTTTGAAACATTTGGGGATACTTACCACGGCTCATACAATCAAAGTAGTGCTACTGAATATCTCCGACTTTTAACAAAGTTGCATACTTGTTTTCATGGTGTTAATGGCGACTTCTTTCAAACAATGCGCCGTGTAGATATGCGCCGTGAAGATTCAGGAGGCTCAGGTAATCTATACAGGATATCATTTAATTGTAATGTTGAAGATGCAAGTGCTCAAGCTGAGTTTAATCAAAACACGGTTAATGATGTTGCAATTTCAAATGAGCCAATTGAGCGACCTCCTGTAACGGATGATGAGCCAATATATATTATTCCTGAAGGTTAAATTTTATTTACTACTGGATGCTTCTAGTAGCTCATTGTAGTATGCAGAATTCTCTTTGCAGTAGAAGATACGGCTATAGATATAGTCCTTATCTAAAAAGAAATAGTTCTCGGACAAATCGAGCAATACGTCATCAATACGCTTACGTTCGATGTCGTATAGTTGGTGAAATTTCTCCACCATTCGTTTATCTCTTTTCTTTTTAAGTTCGGAATTGCGCATGTTTGAATAGGTCTAATACAAAAATAGAACGCCGATTGTAATTTTCATAAACTAAAATTGTAACCTATTTTGTAACCTATATTGTCACCTTTCGATACTTTTAGAGCATTTTGTAATAAAAAACGGCAAATCAGATTTAACTGAAATGCCGTTTTGTGTTTTATTCGCTATCCTAATTATATCAATGCATTAAACAGGGCTTAAATGGTCATAATTAAGAGGCTTAAAATTATAAGCTAATTAAATGCTTATTCTATCTATCATCACCTTTCGAAACGCTTAATTTTGGGCTGTATTTGGCTTTCATCCTTTATACATCAAGGCTTTGAGCTATTTTAGTGTGAGCATCATTATTTGCACGGTTCGTAGTACCCCTTATATCAGATTATAACAAATTTAGTGTTTTTTATTCACTAAGGGTATTTCGCTTTTTTCTCATAGATTCTCCCATTAATTCAA